ATGATATAACATCAGATAAAAAATTAGAAAGAAAATAATGAAAGAGATTTTTTATTTTACAAATACAAAAAAATATCCTGAAGTTCTATTACAAGACCTTGTGCCTTTAAAAAAAATAAAAAATAACAAAGGATATAATGCATGTTTTGCTCACAAATGGTCTGTAATTAATAAATTTACGTACAAATCAAATTTAGATTTATCTTTTAAAATTTTAAATATTGGTAAAGAACTTAAAATAGATTTTAAAGATAAAAAAACACATTACGCTTTTGATTCAAATTTATTATGTGTTGAAGGGAACGACAAAATTAATGACAACAATCCTGTTTTTCAAATATATACAGACATGTCATTTATTTGCAAAGATAAAGTATTTATTGAAATGCAACAACATCCAGATACGAATTCTAATTTAAAACTTATCACAGGAAAATTTGACATTTCTCAGTGGGTAAGACCTCTCAATTGTGCTTTTGAAATTAAAAATCAACATCAAGAAGTTGTTATTAAAAGAGGTGATCCCTTAGCTATTATTGCTTTTTATAGTGACAAGATAAACGAAACATATAAATTAAAAAAAATAAATCCATCTGACGAATTAATAAATATGTCTGGAAGTAATACCTATGCTAGTCTTTTAGTATCTCACGTAAAAGCACTCCTACCTTACAGTCAAACTCTTTTGCAAAAGTTAATAAAAAATAAAAAACATGTCAGAAAATAAAATTAGTTATCAAGTTAGTAAAACTATTGTAAGCGGTAGAATTATAAAAAAATATAAGATACCTTTAAATCAAGTAGAAGAGTTAAATAAAAAATACGAAGATAATAAACACTCTTTAGAAAGTAAGGGTGCAAAACTAGCTGGCAGGTTAGACAGTGAGTTAGAGTCTACGAAAGTAATTCAATCACTTCCTATTTTTGAAACAATAAAAAAATGCATGAATGAGTATATGATGTCATTAAATCATTTTTCTCTTACTCCTAAACCGATGTATAATTTAAAAATCATAACAATGTGGATCAACGACATGCAGCCTCATGAATATAATCCTATACATACACATCACGATGGAACAGGATGGTCAACCGTTATGTTTTTAAAAGTACCTAACTTTATTAATGATGCAAAACACAAACATAAGTTTAGAGATGGCGCACTTGGTTTTATTTTTCCAGAAAATAAAACTATGTTTTATGAGCCTGATGTTGGTGATTTTTATATTTTTGAAGCATCACATCAACACTTTGTTTTACCTTACAAAACAAATGATAGTGATCCAACAAGAAGATCTATGTCTTTTAATTTTATAACAGATGACGATTGAAATTTCTAAACACCAATTATTTACCGAAGAAATATATTCTTTTAATATGCCAAACTTTGATTATTGGAAAAAAGAAATAAACGAAATTGTAAAAATTGAAAACAATGCCGTTCACAATCATTCTACAGATTTAAAATTTTTATCTAATATACAAGCTAGAAGAACAGCTTGGGACACACATTTAAGATACCCTTCTATGTTAAATATATCAAAAGAATTTATAAAAATAATAGAGTCATTTGTAAAATCGGAAAACTTTGATGTGCCTAGTATAAACTTAACTGAACTTTGGATTAATTGGTATGTAAAAAATCAAATGGCTGTACCGCATTGTCATGGCACTGCTTTTTCTTTAGTTTTCTTTGTTGATGTTGAAAAATCAAATACTTCTTTTTTAATAAATAAAGAATATAAAAAATTTTTTCTAATGAAAAAAAGTAATACTAATACTTTTAATAACTCAATCGTTGATATAAAAGTAAAAGATGGAACATGTTTGATGTTTGATGGTGGCCTTAATCACTCAACAACACCTAACCTTACAGATCATAAAAGAATAACTCTTGCGGCTAATTTTGAAGCAAGCTACCCTACTTTGAAAAAAAATGTTTACTGACAAAAAAATAATTTTCTGCGCCTCAGATAAAGACATGTTAGATGTTTGGCCACATCCTAAACCCGCATCAAGATTTATACCTGAAGAGTATAAAAATCTTCCAAGATTTACGAATAATAATTATCATGAGGTTACGGTTAAAACTTGCATACCTTTTTTAGATTCACTAACCGCTGGATACATTATACCTTTTGATCAAGATTATTTAATAGATCCAATAGAAAATGATTTTACTATTACTGAAGCTAATAAAAATCCCGCTACTGATTTTCACCCTAAACAACAATTACCTAAAGAGTGGCACAAAATTTCTGGTGAAAGAGCTGGTAAATTTATAAACAAATGGCTTATCAAAACACCGCCAGGTTATAGTTGTTTATTTGTAAAACCAATGAATAGAATTGAAGAGAGATTTGATATTATTCCAGGAGTTGTCGACACAGATACATATATAAATTTAATAAATTTTCCCTACTTTCTTAAAAAAAGAGACGAACAATTTTTAATTAAAAAAGGTGAGCCAATGGTGCAAGTTATACCATTTAAAAGAGAATCATGGAAAATGTGGTCAGGGTTTTATTTTGAAAAACTGCACACAAAAACAATGGCTAAATTAAAATCTGTTTGGATGGATAAGTACAAAAGATTTTTTTGGAAGAAAAAAAGTTTTAAATGAAAATACATGCTAA